GTCTATCAATTAAAAATGCTGGCTTGCCTTCAACCATTTTGTTCAATGAAGAAGCGACAGCCTCAAGTCGCAAATCAACAGAGTTGCTTGGGGCAGGGGTTGCTCTTAGCCCAGCACCTCTAAGTATTTGAAAAGGTGTGCTTTCATCGGTCTGTGCGCGAAAGTCACCAGCCGGATCACCAAATATTTTTACATCTAGGTTTGAAAATCTAGTGGCAATCTCTTGGCGCAGCACTTCTGCAAACCTTACAATTCCCATGTCGATAGCAACAATCTCTGATTGTATTAGCCATCTGCCCCTAACCTTTTGCCCAAACACAGCCGCTGGTGTAAGCCCGAAGTCAATGCCAATGTACAAAGGAACGCCATGAGCAATAGGTATTTCTTCTGTTGCTATATGAGTTTCGCTTACAAAGCTTTGATACACCGGCTTCCCCTCTTGGATTGAGCCAAGTTTATTCATTACATATACATCAATCCAGCTTTTTGTCTTACCTCTAATTAAATTAGGGTAATAACTCTTCAGCATATTCTTGCAGTTCTCTGCCTTTTTGTTTTCTTTGTAGTCAAGCACAGAGCCGTTCTTGTCTGTTTCTTCTATCATGCCAGATGGTTGCACATAAAATGTCCAGTTGTCAGGCTTAACAAGCATACGCGCTTGCTCTACCGGAATATGATCCGGCACAGGAACTTCACCAGACATGATAGGCCACCAGTGATCTTCCTCAGGAGCATTAGTATCAGCGATGACCCCAGACCAACTAGGCCCACCATCACGCATAGAAGGAAAACGACCAACACGCATAGTACATGCGTCAATAATTGATTTAGGTATCTCCCTAGCCTCATTGATCCAGATGCCAGTGAGTTCAAGGGAGAGTAACTTTTTGACATCTTCGGGCCTATCGAGTGCTAGGAAGATTACTTCTAGTTCCAAATCACCTTGTTTAATCCAGTGAGTGTACGGAACCGACCACATAAACTTGCCCCACTCGTCTTCTGGAAACCAGTCAAGCCAAGTTTTTATAGTGGTTGTTCTCAATTGTGGGTTGGTGTTTCTGATGATTGCCCATCGGCTTCGGCGTAAACCAGCTTTGTTTTTTTCTTGCATCAAGGCTCTGCGAAACACCTCGACACAACAACCAACAGATTTACCAGAACCTACCGGCCCACGAATGCCACGAAAGAAATTATCATCTTTCATAAATTGTTTTAATACATTGCCGTCAGGCTTGTAATTAAAGTTGGTCAACCTTGTTGTCCTTACCGAACTTAATCATACGTTCAACAACTTCTGGGCCAATTGTGGTTATAACTTTATCAGCCTCGCGGTCATTGCAAAATTCTTCTGGGTGGTGAACAAGGTGTACTTTCTTCACTATTTTGCGAAGCAGGTCACGCTCTTCTACTTTGAGTGTGTGTAGAAAACTCATCTGTACCTCTTTGCTATTGCAGCCGCAGCTTTAGGCTGCTTAGAAAACTGCTTGCCTTTTGACTTGTCTTCACGTTTCTTCTTAGAAGATGCTGCATACTGAGAGCTAGACATAGCTTTGATTGCAGCGGCAGGCAAGTAACGCTCACCAGTAGCCTTTGATCCTTGAGTAGATGGCTTGCCTGACTTGGTGCGCCACTTCTGCTTTGTCCAATTCATTAAAGATTTTTGCGGCTTCTTCACGAAGTGTAACCCCCGCCTTTGGCTTTGTAAGCTTTGGCAAGCATCTGCGCCTTACGCGCTGACCATTGACCACTAGCACCACCTTTGCTACCAGCCTTGATGCGATTGAATAAAGACTTACGCATAGTAGGCTTGGTGTAATTACCCGCTGCGTTAACTGCCATTTTTCTTTTTCCTCACAGCCTTTTTCTTAGGTGCTTTGCCGCCAACCCAAGCTTCATTGACTTGTGGCGTAGAAGGGTCATCAGATTGAAAGCCACCATCTGCATCTCGTGAACGCTCTGGCATTAGAAACAAACGAACAGAGTCAGCAGTTAGTGTAGCCCCAGATTTAATGCGTCCATCAGGCATAACAAGAACTGGGCCTTCATAGACTGAGCCATCATGTTTTTGATACTTAGTCATCGTTTAATCCTTTGGTGTGAATTTGTAGTTACGACTTGGTAAGCCGCGATCAGAGCCTTTGCCAGCAGATGTTGAGGAGAACGCAGATATGAACGCGCCAACTGCTGGAATACTTCTAAGCCCTACAGACTTTGCAATCTGTAACAATGTCTTTGGAGCCTTGCCTTTAATTATGTTTCTTTGATTTTTTATATGAGCATTTTTAGTTAGTTTTTGTCTTGTGCTAATGTCTGCATCTCTAATTTTACGCAACTCAGCAATTCTTTTTTCAGCTTTTTCCGCTGCCTCTACTACAGCTTTGTTTGCTGCTGCCGATGCTGCCCTCATCTGTTTCATTTTATTTGCATTGCTTTTTTGTGCATCTGCAAAAGCGCGATCACGACTAGCAATATTTTTTAATGCCCTGCTGCGCTGTGCAGGAGTTTCTTTTCTAATTGACTCGCGCCTAGCCGCTGATGATTTTTTTTTGCTTGCAATCTTGCCAGCCGCAAGAGTTGCGCCAGCAGCCGTTGCCCCACCAGCAGCTAAAGCAAGTTTTGCTCTAGGGTCTGTAACTTCACCTGCCATTATGCCTTCTCCATCTTCTTCTTAACGATGCTGGCTTGGATAGCCTTCGGAAGCGTTCTCTGTTGCTTAGTGAGTAAACTCTGCGCGGCTTTCTTTGCTTTCTTCTTACCAGCAGCATTGTAGGCGTAACTTTTTCCAGCGACATTAGGCATTGGCTTTCCTTTTCTTTGTGTTCTGGTAACGCTTGAGAAGTGAGCGACCCTTTGAAACGGCACTAGCCTTGTCACCACTGTGACCCCACGCAACTAATGCCTTCTTTAAACGAGTAGGTCTGCCCTTCTCATCCTTTAGTGGCCCCTTTGCGGAACCCATGCGTGTCAAAAAACTTCCTTTGCGCCTCAGTTTCTGCGGTGTATCTGCGCCGCCCTTCACTGGGGCTTTGAGTGTGCCGCCTGTTTGAGCCTTGTAAGATGCGCGTCCGGCAGCGTTGAGGCCACCTGCTGGGTTCTGACCTTCTTTTCTCTGCCATGCTGCTGTCTTGCTCATGTGATTACGTTTCCACTACTTGCAGTGGGCGTTGAAAGTCCACCATTCCAATTACCGCTACTGCCAGCACCAAGCGTTGTATCACGACCATCACCGCCAGACTTCTTTTTCTTCTTGGAAGCAAGTAAGCTCTTGCGCCGCTTGTTCTCTTTCTTCTGCTCAACAGTGAGTTTGTACTTGCTAACGATAGGCTCTTCACTGGTGTCCTTATAATCTGTATTAGCCCCGCTGCCACCACTGCTTACACACATTACATTTGACCTCTTACATTTTTGTAAACAAGCTTGCGCTTTCTACCTAAATCACGCCTTGCTTGAGCAGCACGCATCTTTGAACGCCTTGCCTTTGTGTCACGTTGAGCATTCTTTGAACGAAGAAGGCTAACAGCCTGTTTAAACATTGCGCGACCAAGAGTGGTTTGAAACATAAGACGAACCTCTGACTAAAAAAAATAAATCTAAACCTTGCGAGCTTTTTTTAACTATCATGTGAGTGAGGGACACCTTGCCATTCACGTGCCTTCTTTTTTGGACCCCACCCACGCAGAGCAACGATTCGCATTGCGAATCTAGCTCAAGTCTATGCTTACACTAATATCACCCTTATGCAAATGCATGTGCTTATCCGGAGCCTTGAAGCCAGCCCTGTCCAAGATATCTTTACTAGCTTCCAGCTGAACGTACTCACTCTTGGCTCCTCTTGCTAAGTTCAGCATCTTAGCCGCAGCCACCGTAGCGTTGAGACCTAAGCTCTCACCTATCCGTTGCATCATGTACTGCTGGACATGTCCTGTCCGCAAAGCCTTGCTAGCACTCACTCTACCGGACTCGCCATCAGCGTAACCAGCAAGCTTTGCTGCTTCTGTAATGCTACAGCCTGTTGCTACAAGTGTATCCACCAATGCAGTCTGTTTATCGGTAAGCTTCACAATCTCGGTCATCTGCCCCCCCTTGTGTTCCCCCCCACTATCAGCCAATTATTCTCGGCTTGTCAACCGCACAATTTAACATCTGTACAAACACACAAAGGCCAGAAAATGTGACCTCCCGCTTGCTGCCCCGCACTCACTCGTCTGTGTTTGCACTTAGTCAGTCTCCTAGCCATCTGACGAGGCCCTGACCTCGGCAAACCCCATCATCCAAATCATAACTGCCATCCAAACCCTCGCTAGTCGCTCGTGGCAAGTCTCGCCCATTGGTGGTCGCCACGCCAGCTTATGCTCATATCGCATAGAGGCGATCTGTTCATAAGCTGACTAACAGCCCGCGCTTTAGTCGCGCTTCGCGCAAGCGGGCTGTAGGCGATCATCCAATGCCGCCCGAGCCTGCCTTGCCTTTGGATTGCAGCCATGATTGTGGTGTGGGGCATAAGCCGAGGGCAGTTCCTCGGCAGCTAACTAGGAGAACTAAAATGACTAAGAACGCAAACACAAACGGATTCGCACGAGACATCAACCGTGAGTTCACATTGTCTGACCGCACACACAAATCAACAGTTCAATACTTCATCACTAAATTCATCAGTGATGTTGACTGGAACACGAACACAAAAAACAAGAAGATCACTGAGTTGCAAGATGACAACTTTAACGATTACATCGAACATAAAGAACATGGTGTAATTCTTGACAACGACAAAATCCTACAGCGTAACCGCGACATCGAATGGCAGCAGACACAGTTGGAATGCAACGAGATTCTCAAGTCACTGTTAACACAAGCTTCAGAGCAGTTGTTCCCTGCCGACCACGACATATCAGAGCAGACAGCCAGTACGCTTGACGCATTGGATGCTCGGTACAACGAACTCAAGAAAAAGTCAGCATAGGTAACTGACACATCAGCTTCGCAGCTTCGGCTGCGGAGCTTTTTTTATGTTCCATCCAGCGGGTGTCGCTAGTCGCTCCCCCCGCACCCCGCAGGGGGAACACGCCACGGCTGAGTACTTG